GTTACATTATCAGCTGTACCAACAGCCTGACCTATTGACAAAGTATGCGTAGTTCCTTCTCCAGAAGTTGAAGCTGTTGAAGAAACACCAGTACCTCCAGTAATTGTGGCTACATAATCACCAGTTGTTTTTGTCCCGAGAGCAAACGAATTATCTGGAACTGTAACAGTTCCGGTAAAAGTCGGTGAGACGAGGGGGGCCTTAGTGTCGATTTGGGTTTGGATAGCAGAAGTGACTCCATCAAGATAGCCGATTTCTGTATTCGAAACATTGGCAACGACTGCTTGGATTGCGGTCGTATCAACTGTAATTGTTGGAGTGGCATTTTCTCCTGAGTTATTAGAGAGTGTTATTCCAGTTCCAGCGACCAATGATTGGACAAACGATCCTACTGTGTCTGTACTTAAATCAATTGCATCATTTACCCAAGCACTGCCATTCCATTTAAGGAATTGACCAGAAGAAGCACTTGTGATTATTACGTCACCAGCGTCATTCAAGGAAGCCATTGCTGGTCCAGGGACTGGCTCATACCCGTCACCTGTAACAGCAGAAAATACCGAAGCCCTAAATGCATTAGTTGTTACTGGGGCAGAAAAGTCTAAAGTAACTGCGTTTTCGGTAGTGGCTTCCCATCTTGCAGATATAACTTCATATGGAGAACTATTATTTCTTGTTATGACTACAACATCTCTTGTCCCAAAGTTATGAGTTAAAACATATGTATTGTTTACATTGTCACCAATATTTGAACTATAAGTTAATCCACTAGAACCAGAACTTCCTGGAGAAGTAGCGTTGACCCAGGTATTGCTAACGGTACTATATTTTAATACTTGATTATTTACTGGACTTGTTATCTCAACATCGGTTAGATCAGTAATATTGGCAACAACACTTGCAACGCCTGGTACAAATTTATTTGTACTTGAGTTGTATTTTAATACTTGAGTATTTGATGCTCCAGTTGGATCAATTTCAATACCATCTACATATAGAACTGACATACCTACATTACCTGTGAAGGTAGGCGAAGCAAGGTTTGCCTTGAGGTCTAAAGCAGTTTGGCCTGCTGTAGATACTGGTTTATTTGCATCGGAAGTGTTGTCAACGTTTCCTAAACCAACGTCACCTTTTACTAAACCCGAAGGTGAGGTAATTGTTTTGTTGGTGAGTGTCTGTGTTCCTGTTGTCGTAACAAGAATTGAAGTATCGGCAATCCCATGGATATTTGTCGTATCTGCTTCGTGGTTAGTGAGTGCCGTAGCAGCATTAGTTGCTGCTGTTGCTGCTGCGCCATAGGCGTCGAAAGTATTTGTTGTTACGGCAACAGTCGGTGTTGCACTTTCTCCAGAATTATTTGTTAGTGTTATTCCAGTGCCAGCAACAAGAGATCGGACGTAATCACCAGTAGTATCTGTACCAAGTACTAATGAATTAATAGCTATTGTAGTCGATATATCCACATTGCTAGAACCGTTAAAGGAAACAGATCCAGTTACATCTCCAGAAAGAGAAATTGTTCTGGCATTCGTCAGTGCTGCTGCAGTACCGGTTGTATTTGCATTAATTGTTGCCGGAAGACTCAGTGTAACAGTTCCAGAACTAGAACTAACATCTATTTCATTTGCTGTTCCTGTTAATGAATTAACAAATGTATCTTTGTTAATTATATTAGACCAATCAACTTTTGCTTCTAATTCACCAGCTGTTCCAGAATATACTTCGCTAGTGTTTGTGGCATTAGGGATAAAAGTAAATTTTCCAGTTGAATCATCAAAACCAAAAAAGCCCAATCTTGCTGCGGTTCCGTTATGCCATCTAAATTCTATTCCTCTGTCTTTGTTGTCATCAGAGGTTGGATTTGTATTGCCACCAAGTGTAAATACAGGATCTTTAACATAAACAGTTGTTGATTCAACAGCGGTTTGAGAACCGTTAACTATTAAATTTCCATTTATTGTTAGATTGGCCTCTAGTCTAACATTATCTGAAGTTGACGTTGTTGTACCGTTATACTGAGACCAATGTAGTGTTGTATTTACTAATGTATTTGAATTATTTTTATAAAACAATATTCCATTATTTGGATCTATTGCTATTTGACCCTGTAGAATATTAGGAGTTGTCATCTAAAACCTTCGCTGTCTTTTAATTTTTAGAAGGTTCCACCATCAAATGTTATCCCGTCGATGGATCCACCAGTTATCGTAATGTTATTGGCGTTTTGAACCGAAATTGTTCCTAGGCCAAGATTAATTCTTGCATTTGCTGCGTCTGTAGCGCCAGTGCCGCCGTTAGCTATTGCTATAGTTGTGCCATTCCAAACACCTGTAACTATTGTTCCAACTGATGTCAAACTAGAATTAACTATTGTAGAACCAAGTGTTGTATTACTTAATACTAATGTTCCACCAATTTTAAATTCTTTTCCAGCTAAAAGATTAAGATGTTCAGAAGATGTCCATGCATCTGTTGCATCAACCCAGTTAAATGTTTTGTTTGTTGCGCCAAGTATTGTTATACCAGCTCCATCAGCAGTAGTGTCTGTAGGCGACGCTGCATTGGCAAGTACAATATTTTTATCTTCTACCACTAATGTTGCAGTATTAAGAGTTGTAGTATTGCCTTGAACTGTTAGATCGCCAGTTACAACAAGATTATTAGATATGGTTACGTTAGCTGGAAGGCTTACCGTTATTGCTCCGTTTGCTGCAGACACAGCTATTTCATTAGCAGTTCCAGCTAGGCTAATAACTCCACTATTTGTAATGGTTAATGTATTAGATCCATCATTATATGATTTAGATATACCGGTTCCAGCTGTTATTGCAGAGTCAATTGCATCTTGTGCAGCTTCGTTAAAATCTGAAACTTGACTTGCAGTTATTGCTATAGTTGTATTTCCTGCTGCTGTCAATCGACCCTGCGCATCGACTGTAAATGTTCCCACTGTTCCAGCAGCCCCGTAAGATCCTAATGTTACAGATGTATTATCAAGATTAACCGTTACTGTATCTGAAGTTGTAGCCGAACTTAATCCTAAGCCACCCAAAATGCTAAGAGTATCTACTCCTGATGTTATTGTTTGACTTGAACCTGAATCACCTGCGACAGTAAATGATGTTGCTACGTTTGAAATATTTGAATTAATATTTGCAATTAGACCATCAACATAGAGTTTTGTTGTTGGATGTGTGTTTGCAGTTGGTGTTGGAACAACTATTGTTCCAGAAAAAGTTTTATTACCAGATATTGTTTGTTCTGTCCCAAGCGTAGCATATGCTCCATAGCCTGCAATCGCTATGACATTGGTGGCAGTGCCACCGGCTCCGCCAGTTCCTTTTCCATAATAAAGGGTATTGTCCGCTTCGTTAAATGCTAATTCAGCATTCTCAAGACTCCCTGGGGCGCCTGCTGCTTGTTCGCTAGACCTTCTTTTGATCCTTAGTGTATTAGCCATTTTTAAAAATTCCCTCCATCAACAAGATTTGACTCTGCATAATTGATCCACTGAGAACCGTTATAACGCAAAACTTGACCATTAGCAACTGAATTTATAGTAACATCAGTAAGACCATTTAAAACCGATTGAATTGAAACATTTGCTTCTACGGCGACAATTCTATCCTTTACTGTTAAATGCGAACCAGCTGGATTAATACCCACAACAGTCTGTATTGCCTCAACGGCGTCATTCAGATCTGAGTGCTGTTGATGATGGGGTACAGTATTAGAATTAAGGGTATCGGTAGATGCCGGATTAATTAAATTATCTAATGCCGATGGATATCGAATGGCCATTTCTTCTCCTATATTGATAGTATTTTATTACTATCATTACTCCAATTTATAGTAACAGCTAACGGACTATTACTACCCTCAAAGGGTAGACCATCCGAAGTGTCTATATAGAATATCAATCTTGAATTTGAATCAGAAGATCCCACTTGATATAAAACTATTGCATCAAAAGAACTTCCAGAATATGCAGATGTAGATACGTCGTCTGCATCGAGAATACCATTTGTTGTTGTTTTATTCGTTAAAACTGATGATCTTTGCTTAATTGCAGATGAAGAAATATTGGACACAAACTCATCAGTATTTTGATTTGCCGTATAAGTTGCTGTATTTATAAAAAGTATTTTTAAATCATTTGTATCAACAGCTATATCTCCATTTAAAAGAGCTTCTTTAGCTTTTTTATAAATAAAATTAGCCATAATTAAATACCTACATCTTTTGATATTTTAATTCTATATTTGTAACCTTTTTCAAAATAATTTTTACCTTCCGTAGAATAAGAAGGGGTTGCATCATTTAGTGAAGGGAAATCTACATAGACTTCAGATTTCCAAGAGTGCATACTAATTTGTGCTGTTACTTTTTCCCATCTAGATGGAGCTCTTTGTACTAATTTTCTTTGACATGTAAAATATTTATTATTTAAAAAGTTAGAGGCCGGCCTATCACTGAATGTAACTATAACTCTTCCGTTATTGTAATCATTATATAAATAGAATTCTCCATCTGCCGGATCAGTTTCTACTATATAAAATAAAGGATTTTTTGCAAGTATCTGATAACTTACATCTATATCTGTTTTAATTGATTTATCTTGTATTAAAACAGGAACTAAACCTGGATCAGTAATCTCTGTCGTGTTAGGTGTTGCGCCACAACCAGACCAAGTAAATTCTATTTCTTCTGTAGAAACTATGTTTCCAGAAGCATCTACTAAATTTTCTACTGTTATACAGTATTGTGTATCCTCAACTAACTCTGTTGTTCTCCAGTAAAGAGTTAAAACTCTTGAGATTTGATTATAATCTTTTATTGTATTAATAGCTTCAAATGGAGCTGATACCTGAGTTGGTGTTGCTCCAGCGACAACTAACCCAAAATTTTCATTTTTTAATGAAGATATTTTTACAGTTCTACCAAATTTGATAGATACTAAATAACACCCGACTGAAGCTTGGTCAACTAAATATAAGGCCACTTAATTCTCCAAAAAGATAAATTAACTATAATAGTAAGTGGTTTATCGCAAATACGAAAATAGGGGGTGGAGATTTCTCTCACACCCCCCACTTTCTAGGGATTCGTAACTATAACTAACCCTAAGGATTATATTAGCTAAGTGTAACCTGATTTGTAACTTGTACTTCGTAGTTACGAGCAAGGTTAATATTCTTGGCCACTGTAATTCCTTCACCATCACCAAGCATCACGATGTCGTAACGCTCTTTCATCTTCATCTGACGAATGTCGCGACTTGGATCAGCGAACTGATCTGTGGTCATGTCATCCTTGACAAGAAGTGAACCGACTTCATTGCGGTCAATCAAGAACACGTCAGACTTAGCTGGCGTTGCACCCGACTTTGCAGTGAAGCTTACGAATGGTGATACGATTACATTCAAACCCATAGGAGCGGTGTTGTTTAGTGCACCTTCTCTTGAGTCTGGACGGTAACCCCAACTTGAGAGAAGG